CGGACATGGAGCGCACGGTGAACTGGTATCCCGAGCAGATTGCGAGTGCCGCCGTGCCGTGGGGCGCGGCGCTGTTTCCCACCCCTGGACAAGAAGAGTTTCTGACGGTCGGGACGGTGAATACTCGAGCGTTGTTTTCCATGAATGGCCGCGTCCATGCGGTCGTGGGCGGGACGCTCTATGAGCTGTTCGCGGGCGCGACGAGTACGAGCCGGGGCACGATGTTGCAAGACCCCAACCCGGCCTCGATTGCCAGCAACGGCGATGCGGGCGACGAGCTTCTCATTGCGTCGGGCACGAATGGGTATTTGCTTAACCTCTCGACTAACGGGCTGTCCACGGTGCTGACCGGCGACTGCGTCATGGCGGGGATGCTTGACGGCTATTTTTTAGCCTTTGATACAGACACGTCGACGTTTCGCATTTCTGACCTGAATGACGGCACCACCTGGGACGCCACGCAGTACGCGCAGCGGTCGATTGCGCCGGACCCGTGGCGGGCGATGGTCGTGGACGGCAGTCGGCAGATTTGGCTCATTGGCGAACAAACCGGCGAAGTCTGGTATGACGCCGGCGCAAGTCCGTTTCCGTTTGAACCGGTGCCTGGGAGCGTGTTTGGCTATGGCACCCCGGCGCCGTGGACGGTGAAGCTGGCTGGCAGCATGATGTGCTGGCTGTCGCAGACCGCCGACGGGGCCGGGATTGTGGTCGGCGCGACGGGGCTGGTCCCGCAGCGTATCAGCACGAATGCGGTCGAGACGGCCATCTCGGGCTATCAGCGCACGGCGAAGATTACCGATGCCGAGGCGTTTGTCTACGAAATGGACGGCCACACGTTTTATGTCCTCTCTTTTCCGGCAGCCAACGCGACGTGGGCGCTGGACCTCACGAGTGGGGTCTGGCACGAGCGCGGCATGTGGGATGCGGCGGCGATGGACTACGACCTCTGGGCCCCGCGCGTTCATTGTTTCGGATTCTCGAAGCATCTGGTCGGAGACCGCGACACCGGACTCATTTGCACGATGGACAATAGCGTGACCACCGAATGTGACGGAGCGGTGATTCGACGACTGCGTGTGCCGCCGCCGTTGTGGCGAAGCCCTGGTGTGCGGCGGATGTTTGTCTCGCGCTTTCAACTGATGATGGAAGTCGGGCTCGGCACGTCGACCGGTTCCGGGGTCAACCCGTTGGTCATGTTGCGGTCCAGCACCAATGCAAAGACGTGGTCGGACATCCGTACGGCCTCCGCCGGGAAAGAGGGCGAGTACGGCACGGAGGTCGTCTGGACCCGGCTCCCGTCGAGCACGCATCTGTGGGTGCCGGAAATTACGGTGACAGACCCGATTCCGTGGCGATTGGTTGGAGCGGAGGTGGATGGCCGAGGGTTGTGGGGTGAGGCGACGGCGTAATGGCCTCGACGCTCGCGCCGACCCCGGAGTTTGTGGTCGAGCGCCCGGTTCGACAACAGTCGATTACCGGTCGCGTGACGCAGGCGATGCGCTACTGGCTGCTCTCGTTGGCCGACCGGATCAACCGGACGCCCGAGGTATTACAGACGGTGTCGCTAACGGACAAGTCGGCGTCGCTGTCGGCCACGACGATTTCGGTGCTGTCGCTGGCACCTGGCGTGTATCGCTTGAGTGCGGCGGCGCGAATTACGACGGCGGCCTCGACGAGCAGCTCGTTGACGCTGACGTTTAGTTGGACCCAGGCGGTGGCCTGCACCGTGAGTGGCGCGGCCCTCACGGGGAATACGACGGCCACGACCGGAAGTCTGGTCGCGATTGTGCGGGCGGATGAAGCCTCCGCGTTAAAATACTCGACCACGTATGCGTCGAGCGGGGGGACGGCGATGGTTTACCGGCTGGATGTCTGCGTGGAGCAGTTGATATGACGATAGTGAGGAATCCACTCGGTAGGGGCATTGGCGAGATTGGGTTTTCACCCCCTAGTCCGACGTTTCCTACGGGGGCGGTTGGCTCAGCGGTATCAGGAGGAAATATGGGACCGGCAGCGTTTCTAGCTGTTCCAGGCGTCGCCCAAGGCGTCGGCCTGGGTCTTCAAGGATTCTTTAGTTGGCTTGGCAGTCGCGGACAGGCGAAGGCGACCCGCAAAGCGGCTGAGATTCAAGCCCGTGCCGCGCGAGACACCGGGGCGTGGCAAGAGCGCGTCGCGGGAGAGCAGCTCGCTTTTCAGCGCGAAGAAGCCGCTCGTCTGCAAGAAGAATTTAACCGCGCGGAGCGGGCGAATTGGGCGATGGAGCGCGCTCGAGAACAGCGACTCTACGGGAAAGCGGGAGATGAGGCGTTTAACCTGTTTGGCCTGAGTCGCCATCAGCGCCGACTCGGCTTCGATGAAGCCGCAGCCAACCGCGCCAACCTCCGCGCCGAACTCCTCTCGACGGGACGCACCGGTCAAGGCCGCTTTGCTGCGACCCAGCGCCGACTCGGACGGCTGGGCGCGCTCGTGGGAGCCCCGCAGCCTCCCGGTGGCCGCGAGATTGCCCCGTATGTCGAGCCGACCGCGCTCGTGCAGCCGGAGTGGAGGCCGCTCGCCGACCCGCGTCAGACTGCCTTTGAGTATCCTGAGTATGTGCCGCCGACGGCGTGAGGTAACCACAAATGCCTTATGTGGATGGTGAGTTTCTCACCGACGATGAATACAACGACTGGATGGGGTTCACGGAAGAGAATGGCGATGGCGACGACGATGACAGGGAGGATGAGCCTCGGACATGGACGCAGCCCTGGACGACTGATGCCAGCGCGGGAGCTCCACCTTCTGTCCATGAGCAGGGGCCGGTTAATGCGCTAACCCCTGAGCAGCATCTCGCGTATCAGCTCTTTATGCTAGAAAACCCCGGCGACGCGCATCGCGCTTCTGACGCGCTGGAGTTTGACACCAGAGAGGCGCGGGAGGAGGCTCCAGGCGACGAGGGCGTGCCGGGGGCGTTTGTTACTCAATATCACAAACAAACAAAGGGTCCGTGGCAACAGGATGGCGAAACTCAGGACCCGCGTGACCCAGCGGATTTGGCCGCAGCGCTCATCATTGACCGCGACCGGGGGAGCTGGGAGCAGCGACTCAAGGAAGAAGCGAGAAAGGCGGGATCGACGTATGACCCGTCAGACCTCGAAGGAATCATCCGCAACTTCAGCTACGCAGCCAATGCGGGCCAAGATCCGCAGCAGATGATCGACGCGCAGATTGGTATCTATCAAACCCGTGGTGCGTCAGGGGGCGAGCGTGACGAGGGGGGCTATAGCACGCGCTGGGCCGATGATGACCCTCGACGGTGGACCTACGGCGGCGAGCCGCCGCCCGGCTACACCGGTAGGGCGTGGATGCCGCCGCCGCCGCCCATTCCCGCGCCGGTCCCTCGCGGCACCCCGCCCCTCTACAGCGGTCAACCCCCTGGAGGGGGTGCTAGCGGCGCAGGGGGCGCGGCCCCGCCCGCTGGCGGTGTCACGGGCGTTCAGAGTCTCATGGGACCGTGGACCGGCACTGCGCCGACCGCGCCGACCATTGCGCCCTATACCGGCTGGACGCCGTATGAAACAGCGACGCCTTATGCGCCTCCGACGCCCTACGTGCCGGGAGCCTATGAGGCTCCGACCTATGCTCCGGGGGTGCCTTTTGTCGCACCGACCGCCGAGCAGATGGCGGCCGACCCCGGCTACCAGTTTCGATTGCAGCAGGGGCAGGAAGCCTTAGAGCGCAGCGGTGCGGCACGTGGCGTCACGAATACCGGCGGGACGCTTCGCAATATTCTGGACTACGGACAGCAAGCCGCGAGTCAAGAATACGGCAACGTCTATAACCGCATGGCGAATACCTGGGGCATGAATGAGGCGGCACGCCAAGCCGCCTTTGGCCTCAACGCGCCCCAGCAATTCCAGGGCTGGGCGGCCACCGAAGCGGGACGGCTCGGCGCGTATCAGATGACCGAGGCGGACCGCGCCGCCGCCGACGCGCGCAACGAGGCGAACCGGCGTGCGGCCGCGCAGTTTAACCTCGCGGGCGGCCAGCAGGCATGGCAAACTGAAGCCGGACGCCAGCAGCAGGATTACGCGAATCAGTATCGGCAATGGACCGACCAGTACAACCAGTGGCGGCAGCAGGGCCAAGACCGTTTCAACGAGCAGTGGATGCTTGCGAATGCGTAGGGACTAAATGCCTTTTCAATATCAGCCTTTTGTGAATCCGTACGTCTCGAGCATGAGCGACCTGATGGGACGCGGCGTGGAGGCGCGCAGCCGCGCGGAACTCACGGCCGCCGAGGCCCAGGCGGGCGCACAACGGCGACTCGGGGATATTACTGGCGCGCAGTGGAGCGGCCTCGGGCAAACCATCGGGCAGGGCATTGACGCCTACGTCACCGAGCAGCGGGAGGCTCCGATCCGCGAACACGCGGAATGGCAGAGGAAGCAAGACAAGATCGCGGCGGAGAGAGCCGATGTGCGGGCAAGGCGAGAGGATGTGGAGTGGGGTGTGGGAGTACAGGAGCGAGAGGACAAAGCCACATTCGGCACGCTTCTAAGTGAGACACAGCCGAGTCATATCGACGCTGACGGAAATATAGATATGGAGGCTCTTGCCCAGGACATGACACGGCAGTGGGGGGAGACGGGCCGCGATCCTGCTATTTTGAACGAGTTTAACAAGACGGTCCAGGGAGACATGGAACACGACGCACGGATGAAGCAAATAACCGCACAGATAGAAGCAGCGGGGGCGGATACCGCGCGGGCGAATGCGCTAATAGAGCAAGGAAAGAAAGAAAATGAGTCGTATAAGGCATGGCAAGCCATCGAAGACCGAACGAGTCCCGAGGCTTTGGCGGCAGAGGATGCGTACCGTCTACTCAGAGGAGCCACCACGCGGGGGGAGACTCACGCGCAGCGAATGTCCCGGGAGATAGCTGTCGCAGGAGTACGGGCAGACGGTGTCGGCTCTGGACTTGGCATGGACCGGGAGCGTAATCGTGTCCTGGAAGACTATGAAAGAGCCCTTGCGAGCCGTGATCCGCATACGATCTGGCGCGTAGAACAACAGATGTATCCCCTTCAACTCAATCCAATGGGCGCACGCGAAATCATAGGCCGTGAGGTGGAAAACACAGATTCGCTCGTGCATAACCGAATATATGGGTCCCCGGGTATGATGGCGGACCCACAGCGACAGCCATATGTGCCCGGTGCGTTTCTACGCGGCCTTCCCGAGGTGAGTAGGTGGGGGGTGCAATATGAGGCGGCGGGTGAGCTTCCTGGCGCGGAAGGTCGATCGCTTCCCGAGCCATTTGCCGCAGACCTTCCCAGTGAGGAGAGCCCCTCGATCAGCCACAGCCAGCTTCGTGCCCTCGTCTCTAGAATACAGGCTAGTCAGAGAGCGAAGGGAAAGGCACCGGATTATACGATAGAGGATGCAATTTATCAGGCCCTCAATGCTGGAAAATCTCTGCTTACGGATGAAGGAGAGCCCTCTCCGTGGACAGAGCGATTTTTGGAGCGAGGGAAGCCTCCTGCTGCCGCCACAGAGGGCATGATATACCCGAGTCATGGGCCGCGCGGACGTTTCGGTGGTTCGTCTCTCCCCCCGGGACGCTGACGAATGCCCGATGAAGCTGACCGCCAGTTATTTCTGAGATTACTGGGGGAACAATCCAGGACCCCAGTGGTCCCGAGGACAACGGCACCCCCTCCCGTGTCGCCGACCCTTGGGCGTCCACCAACCTCGCAACAAGAGACGACACCCCAAGCGCAGGACGAGCCCCCCTCGTGGGGGCAGCGGGTAACGGATGCTTACGGCCGTATTATGGACCCGTTTAACATCCAACCGAACGTCACATCCCTTTTCCGTGGATTGCGTACCCCCCAACAAGCCCTTTTCTTTGGCCCAGCCATCGCGACGGCGCGCGCACGGGAGGAAGGGCGACTGCCGACGCCAGCGCAGTTGTGGCGAGGGGGGGCCGAGGCGGTGCGTGAGGACATTGGGGGCCGTGAGGTGGTTGAAGAGTTTGGGATGACGGGGGGGAAAGCGGTGGCGGCGGGACTGGCGTTGGACCTCGTGGCTGATCCGCTCTGGATTCTCACCCCGGCCAAGCTGGCAAAATTATCGGGTATCCCGGCCTTGCTGAAGTCCGCGCCCGCACAGCGGGGCCTCCAAGCGGCCGCACGATCCCGACCGGGGCAGCTCGCACAGAAATATGTGGTGGATCCTGTTGGGAAGCGGCTGGTAACGGATTATGGGAAGCCGGCGAAGTATGTTGCCTTAGCCGAACGGCGCTTTCGTGAGGCGACGCTTGCCTCCGAACGGGCCATAGACATTGGGAAGCGGATTGGAGCACTTCCGACTGCCGAACAACGCACGATCACTCAGTACATGGAGGCCGGATCAACCGCCAAGAGAGCCGCTATCTTAGCGAAGGCGTCGAAACGAGGCGAGGATACGTCGCGTCTCGGCGCGCTGGGGGAGGAGGCGATTAAACGTGACATCGCGATGGGCCAGCAACTTATGGATACGGGCCTGATCAGTCCGCAGACGTTTGAGCGATGGAAGGGACGTCATATTCGTCGGGAGTATTTGAAATACGAAGACCCGGCGGAGTTTTTCGCCGCGCTCGCAAAGGCTGATCCCAAGGCCACCGCCCGGCTACTGGATGAAGCCGCTCAGAAGTCCAACGTGTTTACGGGGGTCGGCGTGAAGTCGGCGCGTGAGAGGCCAAAGGTTTTCTCGCGGCGACTTACTGAGAAAGAGTTTCCTGAAGCGGCTCGCCGCGCGAAGGGACAAATTATGGAGGCGGCGCATCCTGTTGCGAAGGGGGAGTTGCTCTCCGGGCAGGCGGTGGCACTGCGACGGTTTTTGACGGACACGACGAAGAAGTTTGGGAGCGTAAAACAGAAACAGGGCTTTACCCAAGTCCCTGACACGGTGGCCGCTGGGCCGGCGGCGGGGAAATGGTTCCCCGAGGCCATTGCCAGTGACCTAAAGCGACTGAGGGAAAAACCGGGGGCAGTCATGCAGAAGTGGCAGACCGCCGTCGGGTGGTGGAAGTACGGCAAGGTGGTCCTCAGCCCCGGCACCCACGCTCGCAACATGATGAGCAACTATATGCTGGCGTCGATGGCGGGGCTCTCCCCGTTTCGGCCACAGCGATACTGGCAGGCGCTCCGATCGATTCAGACAAAGGACAAGCACTTTCAGGAAGCGAAAAAGGCCGGGTCGTTCCTGCTCGACACGTTTGTTGGGACAGAGCTGCCGAAAGTCTTAAGTACGGCACCTGATGTCAAGGGGGTGCAGAAAGGGATTGCGTCGGCATTGCGGAAGATCGGGCAGAAACCCTCGGAGCTTTATCAATTTGAAGAACACCTCTTCAAAATGGCAATGTATATCGACCAGCGGAAGGCGGGCGTCGTGCCGAAAGCCGCCGCCGCCGCCGCGGAAGAAGCCCTCTTCAATTACCGACGTGTGCCTGAGTTTATTGACACACTTCGGCACACAGGGGCCGTCCCGTTTGTGACCTTCTCGTACAAAGCGATCCCGGCCACCGCGCGGGCACTCTGGCAGCGCCCCGCGACAGTGAATCGGATCGGCAACGTCTTTCGCACGTTTGAGGAGCGGACGCCAGAGGGACACGACAGCCGTCAGTTGCTCCCTGAGTATATGCGCGAGGGGTGGATGAAATTGCCGTGGACGGATGAGAAGGGACGCCCCCAATACTTCAATATGGATTACATCCTCCCCTTTGGCGACATTGGAGAGTTGACGAGTGGGAGCGGCTATGGCGGACGCGGTGGTCCCGCCGCTGGACTCATCAATAGCCCGCTGGTCAACGCCGCTGCCGCCTTGGCGACGGGTACTGATCCATTTACAAACCAACAAATTGACGAGCAATTCGGGGGCGTGAGCGGGTATATCAAACGCCTGATTCTTCCGTCGCTGATGCCCGGTGGCTATGGATGGACAGACATTGCACAGGCGGCAAAAGGGATTCCCGCCAACCCCTTTAACATTCGGGCAGAGCCGCGCACCCTCCAACAGGCGCTTAATGCCAATCTCCTGGGGATACGTGTGACCCCCGTGGACTTCCCCCAGCAAGCCCGATATCGACTCCTCGACATCAACCGGGAAATGCGAGATGTACAATCTCGGCTTAGGGACTGGCACACGGCGCAGCGAAAGGGCGTCGATCCGCAGCGTGTCGCGTCGGAAATAGAAAAGCTCTCGGAGCGGTATGCCGAGATCATTCTGAAGTATGCGGAGTTACGGAATCGTGTTGTCCCGTCTCCTGAGCCACCAGATGTTAATGAGACGGAAGAATCCGAAGCCGAGCCTTTCCAGTAGAATGTGATACCACTATGGCCCTGACACTCACTCCCTCCCCGTATCAGACGGTCCTTGACAGTGACGGGAATCCCGTCTCTGGTGCGAAGATCACCACCTCGACGAGCGGAACCACCGATGCTCTGAGCACGTACACCACAGCCGTAGGCGATGTGGCGAATGCGAATCCCATCGTTGCTGATTCGGCAGGACGGTTCGTCGCGTACTTGTCCGCTGGAGCCTCCTACCGCTTCACGATCACGGATGCGTCGGACGTGGCTATCGACACGCAGGATGGCATCGGATCGGTCCCCGGCTCGAGCGTGAACCTGGATATCACCGGCACGGCCGGGGAAGCCATCGCCGCCGGCGAGGTCTGCTATATCAGCGGGGGCGACGGCTCAAAAACGGCAGGCTTGTGGTATCTCGCCGACGCCGACAATGCCTACAGCTCGACGACGGCTGTCGAGATCGGGATGGCCGTGTCTGCGATTGTGATTAACACCGCGGGCACAATCCGACTCGCTGGCGAAGCGACCACGGCGACCTCCACGGTCGTCGGCACCACGTACTATGTGTCCGCCACGGCGGGAGCGATCACCAGCTCAGCCCCCGCGCTCAGTCGGCTCGTTGGGATTGCGCCGACCACCAGCAGTTTGATTCTCAACGCCAACACACTGACGATTCCGGTCGTGGTGTCGCAGGGCGGGACAGGGGTATCGGCGCTGACGGCCTACGGCGTCATGCTGGGGGGGACGACGACGACGGCAGCGGTGCAGTCGATCACCCCGGCCGCAGCGGGCCAGATTCTCAAGAGTGGGGGCACGGGCGCAGTAGCCGCCTGGACCGATGACCCCAGCGTGGCCTCCATCACCCTCGCTGACCTGACGGCGAGTGTTGCGACGTTTACCGATGGCTCAAAAACATTAGTGTCCAACGCCATCACGGGCTCAGGCAATGTGGTGATGTCCGCCAGTCCAACGATGACCGGCACCATCGGCGCGGCGGCATTGACGCTCTCGACGCCATTGGTGGTGGGCAGTGGCGGCACCGGACTGAGTGCCGCTGGCTCCAGTGGCAACGTCCTCACCAGTGACGGATCGGTTTGGGCGAGCAGTGCCGCGCCGACGACGAACGCGGCTGGCAGCGACACGCAAGTCCAGTTCAATGACGGAGGCACGTCGTTTGGCGGAGACGCTGGCCTCGTCTACGTGAAAGGCACTGATACGCTGACCCTCGCGGGGCCATTCGACATTTCTGGCTCGTCAGCGGGGCAGATTGCGTTCCCCAGCACACAAAACGCCAGCGCCACGGCGACGGTCCTCGACATGTATGAAGAGGGCAGCTGGACTCCAGTCATAGGCGGAACGGGAGGCACGTCTGGACAGACCTACGCCACGCAAGACGGCGATTACGTAAAAATAGGGAAAATGGTTCTGGTGACTTGTTATGTGGCGTTAAACGGCAAGGGCACCATCACGGGCAATGTGATGATTTCCGGGTTGCCGTTCACGATGATCGGTGGAGCGGGAGGCGAGACAAATACCAGTGGCGCGGTGTATTGGAGAGATTTGGCCACTAATTGGGTTTCAATTGTCGCCAACGGTCAAGGGTCCACGAATTATCGCATGACCGGCGCTACCGCAGCGGCGGCGAGTAACATTACCGCGCTCACGACGAGCGACATCGATGATACGAGTCGATTTAAATTTTCAGGTACATTTATAGCGAGCGCCTAATGCCATTAGCAAAAACCACGGTTATCGATCAGATTGAAATTACCGAACTCGGTAGTGTCCACGTTCGACGCGCTACCTGGATCGAAGAAGATGGCGTCAGAATTTCTGGCCCCACGTATCACCGGTCTGCCTATGTGCCGGGGAGCGACATCAGTCAAGAAGATCCATCGGTACAAGCACATGCCGATGTCGCGTGGACACCGGCTGTGATCGCACGATATCGAGCCGAGAACCCGTAAGTTCGTCTGTGATAATGAATGAACTCAGCATGGCGGTGGTCGTTCTAGTCCCAGGTGCCGCCGCGGTGGCATGGCTGGTGACGCTGCATAGTCGTGTCCGGGCGCATTCAGAGCAGCTCCTCGAAGTGAAGGCGGACCTGCGCTACATTCGAGAGCGCATCGACCGAGCGCTGAATACATCGTATTCTGACTAATGGCCCGTGTGACCTGCAAGACGTCGGTGCGCTTTAAAGGGTTTACCCGTGGGCTCATTCGCATTCTCGTCGGCGTCCAACGGGTGGCGGAGCGGACGCAGATGAAAGAGATTGTCATCACGAGTGCGAATGACGGCCGGCATTCCCAGCGGCCCCGGTCGCGGCACTACACGAATGAGGCCTTGGATGTACGCTCACGAAATTTCGCGAGTGGGGCGGCTCGGACGACGTTTGTTCGGCGATTACGAAGGGAGCTGGGGCCTTGGTTCTATGTCGTCTATGAAAATCACGGCAAGCCCAGCGCGCACTTCCACGTACAGGTCCGGAAGGGTGCTCGCTATGTCGGAGCGCTGTGTCATCATCGATGATGAATCCACTCCGCGCCTGGCGATTGTATCGATCCATGCGTCGATTGATCGGTGTGTATGAGGAGGCTAGAGTGTCAAAAAATTTCTGGAAGTCCAAAACGATCTGGATGAACGTCCTGAGCGCGGCCGTGGAGCTGACGGGGCTGCTGCCGATTCCGGCCGGGACGACTGTCATCATCGTCAACGTCTTAAACATCGCCCTTCGATTTGTCACGAGTGAGCCGGTCCATCTGATTCACCCGGACGAATAATCTAGTCGAGCCAGATATCCACGGCGTCCATAAAGCGCCCCGGAAAGAATCGCTCGCATAGCCGACACTGCAACACCACCTCATTCTTGCGAATCTTCTCGCGCTCGGTAATAGCGGTGCGCGCCTGTGGATTCCGCAAGGCGAGGTACGGACCGGTATTCCCGCACTGCGGACAACGTCGCACGCGCGGTGTTAGCGCCATGTCTTCGAGCACACCTGACAAAACCAGGTCAGCCCGATGCGCTCGATAAGCCGTTCCTCAGTGCAATGGGGGCATCGCATCTTAGTCAAGTGCCGCACGGCGATTGCCCTCACGGCTGCGCGCTAGGCGGTCTTTGTGGGTCGACGAGACGAGCTGCCAGTCATCACGGGGCACATTGAGCCACCAGGAGGTGGACGGCGTCGTCGGCAGCTTCACCAGCGGTCCATAGAGCAGCGCCTCCGGGCGGTTGACCGGCACTTTCCACGGGTGGGCCCCCGGCGGAATGACACGGCGGTCGCGTCTCGGGGGGGAGGATGACTTTCTCATGCGTTACTCGCAGGAATAGATTTCTGCCTGACGTCGCAGACCGTGGGGGAACGGCGAGCCGGGGACGGCCGTCGTAAAAGACCGCTCATGGAAGCGGATATAGTTGGTCGGTTGCACGGTCATGCGGCCGTTATCGAGGGCGACAAACGTAAACTCCTTGGCCTGCTCGGGGCACTGGCTGAAGCCGTCACGCAGCGGCGCGACCGAAAAGAGATAGCGCCCTGCCAGGATGCGGTCCTTAAGACGCACCTCCACATCCAGCTCCGACAGATAGCGATATTGTAGCGTCGAGAAGTCGTACCCATAACAGTCCCATCGCTGCGCGTCCTGCGGTGTCCAGATCGGCTCCGGCATCGGACTGATAGCGAGTGCATGGGGCGGGAGGTTGCGGTAACACGCTCCGCTTTCCAAGAGCACGGTACACCCCCAGCATCGCCCCGGCATGGCCACCAGCCCATACCACACCGCCGGAAGCCATCCGTGCGGCTCTTTATGCGTAAACAGGCTATCCACCCAGACGTACTGATGGGTGGGGAGCTCGCCGATACCGGAGGAGTGGCTCATGGCTCCAGCGGCAGCCGCGCCCGTGCCTCGGCCTGCTCCCGCCGACCGGCGAGCAGTTGCTCATGGAGGTCGCACGCCCAGCGGCTCCCGTGGACCGGGGTGTCGTCGGCCTCCCGGTGCGGGCAGCGCCACGCGATATAGGTGGGCATCTGGGCCGCCCCGGTGGACCGCCGGGGACCGCTGCGCCGTAGCCAGCCCGTCAGGAAGCGCCCCATGCCGGCGGGGGTCTTGCGCCGCCGGGGATGGTCGAGCAGCCACAGACGGGCGCTGGTGAGTTCCTGGGGCACATCTAGGGCAGGGAAGGCCTGGACATAGGCGTCCAGCGTGTCGGTCGTCAGCGTCCAGTCACCGCCCTTGACCGGGAAGGTCATCGCGCCTCCGGGTCTGGCTGCGGGTGGCGCAGCCGGTGTCGCCGACGCTCCCGATGAAACGCGCGCATATATGCGCGAGACATTCTCGGGTGTCGCCACTCGGCCCACCACGCCCTGAGGCGCTGCCACCATCTCATGCGATCTCCCGTGCGAATAACGGCGCGGCCCCGCCGATGCGGGTCCGAGCGAGGTCGGCATAGTCGGCATTTAGCTCAATGCCGATGAAGCTGCGGCCGAGTTGGACCGCGACCTGCCCCGTGGTGCCTGAGCCAGCGAAGGGGTCCAGCACGGTATCGCCCAGCTTTGTCCCCGCCGTGATGCACCGCTCCGGTAAGGCTTCGGGGAAGGTGGCGAAGTGGGCGTCCGGGTAGGGCTGCGTGGTGATGGTCCAGACGGAGCGGCAGTTGCGACCAGCGCGTTGCCTATCGTCATTTCGATATTCTGTTGGCGCATGGCTATTGTCTATATTGCCCTCTCTATATCCGCCAATCCCATGCCACGGTGTCGATGCGTCTTCCCGTACGGCCTCAGCATCATAGAAATATCGACTATTCTTCGTCAGCAGGAACACGTACTCATGGCTCTTGGTCGGCCGGTCTGTCACCGACTCCGGCATCGGGTTGGGCTTGCTCCAGATGATGTCTGAGCGGAGATACCAGCCGTCCGCTTGCAGCGCGAAGGCCAGCCGCCAGGGGATGCCGACGAGGTCTTTGGGTTTGAGGCCGCTGCTCATCGTGTTTACGCCTCCCATGCGACCACGCACCTTATCTCCTGGTGTCGTCTTGCGCCCGTCTGTCCGCACATCTACCGCGCCGCCGCCGCCGCTTGACGAATGAGCATACGCATCCCCCATGTTCATCCACAGCGTCCCATCATCCCGCAGCACCCGCCGCACCTCCCTGAATACCTCCACCAGCGCCGATACGTAGGCGTCAGGCGTCGGCTCGAGGCCGAGCTGGCCGTCGATGCCGTAGTCCCTGAGCCCCCAGTACGGCGGCGAGGTGACGCAGCACTGCACCGAGGCGTCGGGAAGCTCTGCTAGCCGCTCAC